CAAAACCTAAACCTGCCCAAACTAAGAAAAAAGTAGTTAAAAAGAAAGTAAACAAAGGCACGGTATCAACTAGTTCAGGATTTTCTTCTTTGACTAAGGCTCCAAAGGTTGGAGAAAATATGATTAAACAGTCCAGTAAAAAAATAGATTTAGTCAGTTCTTCCAGACCTCAAACTAAAAAAGAAATTAAGGCTACTAAGAAAAAAGACAAAGCTAAGCCAGGTGTTTCTAGACAACAAGTGAGGTTAGCTAAAACTCAAGCTAAAGCAGCTTCTGCAAAAGCTAAAACAAATCAAACCGCAGGAAGCATCGATACTAGTAAGCCTAAATCCGCTGATACAGGCGCAAAACAGGCCAGCGCTAAACGCTCAAGAGCTAAGGCTAAAAGATTAGAAAATAGAGCCTCAAGAATAGAAGGGCGTATTGAAAGAAAAGCTAGTAGACAAGCACAACGTAAAAAAATTAAAGAAAACAGATAGGACTGTATAAACCTAGCAAAACATAAACATTAACAATAACAAAACAAAACCAAAATGGCAAGATTTATTTCTATTTCCGTTGTTGGAGGCGCAGACGCCTTTGAAGACGGGCAACACTTACTTAACACCGATTCAGTAATTACAGTTACTTCTGGTGATGAGGCTGGAGCTAATGAAGGTACTAAAACTACTATTCATACAGACTCCTCCGTACTTAATACTATAGTACTAACTCACGGTACAGAAACCACTCCATCTGTTAGAGATGCTATTAATTCAGCTCTTACAGCTAATCCAGGCGGTGTAAAATCAACAGTTGGACTTCCTAGCGGAATCGCTGTAACTGAATTTGCGGTTGTATAATGAGCAAATCTAAAGGGCTTGGTGATTCAATTGAAAAAGTTACTAAAGTTACTGGAATTAAAAGTGTAGTAGATAGAGTCGCAGAGGGTTTGAATATCCCCTGCGGCTGTTCTGCTCGCAAAGATAAATTAAATAAAATGTTTCCTTATAAATAATGGCTTTTAAACTTAATAATCCACCTTATAAATTAAATAATACCCCTATATATAATGTAGATTTGGGAGAAGGTGTATTAGGTAAAGCCAATAATAATGGAACTATATTAATAAATAAAGATTTAAATCCAAGGCAAATTGAAAAAGTGGTTGATCATGAAATGATACATATTGACCAATTTAAAAGAGGAGATTTAGATTATGATGATAATAATGTTTACTGGAAAGGTAAAACATACTCTAGAAGCCAAATGCAGGAAGGTGCAAAAAATCTTCCTTGGGAAAAAGAAGCTTACGACAAAGCTTAAATTATGTTAAAATTATTATTAGGCCTACTAAAAGGCGGCAATGGCAGAAAGTCAGTAGCCGGAAACTTAGCGTGGGAAATAAGAGAAGCAATTAAGGGTAAAGAATTAGACCCTAATGAAATAATAGAATTGCAAACTAAAATAAATGAAATTGAAGCTGGCCATAGAACAGTATTTGTTGCAGGCTGGAGACCATTTATAGGATGGGTTTGTGGAGTGGCGTTAGCATATAACTTCGTAATAAGAGATTTATTTATTTGGATAACAAAAACAACCGACGCTCCTCCGGCATTACAAATGGAGCATTTAATGACAGTTTTATTAGGAATGCTTGGTCTTGGCGGATTAAGAACCTTTGAAAAAATAAAAGATAAAGTAAAATAATTTAATTAAATTTAATCAAATGAGTACAAAAGAAAAAAAAGTAACAGAAGAGCAATTAGCTAAAATTAAAGAACAACAAGTAACAATGAACAATAAGCTGCGAGACATTGGGCTTGTTGAAAATCAAAAGCATGTATTATTGCATGAATACGCCGGGCTCGAGCAAGATATGGAAGCCTATAAAAAAGAGTTAGAAAAAGAGTATGGCGCTATTAGCATCGATCTTGAAACAGGTGTTTATAAAGAAATAGAAAACACCGAAGAAAAAGAAAAGTAAAATGGGTAGTGTTATAAGAAAGATCAGCATCGGTTCTGATTATAAAAATGATGCTATGCATTACTCTGTAGGCCAAGAGGTGTATGGAGGACACAAAATAGCTTATATCATATTCGAAGATACTGATAATTCTTATAATATTTTTATAAAAAAGAATAATGAGGTATTGCCTTGGAAAAAATTTAATTCTAACATGGCTATTTCTGTTGAATATAATTTAGAATATGAATAGTATCTACGATTTTATTGTTGAGCCTATTGGGGAAAGATATAACAATACAACTAAAGTAGATAATAAAGATTTAATATTAAACTGTAATATAGAATCATTTAAGTTTATAAATAAACTTGCTAAAGTTATATCTACGCCAAAAGCTTATAACACCGTTATAAAAAAAGGTGATGAAATTGTAATTCATCATAATGTTTTTAGAAGATATTATGATATAAAAGGTAAAGAAAAAAACAGTAGTAAATATTTTAAAGACAATCTTTACTTTTGTCAGCCAGATCAGGTGTATCTTTATAAAAAAAATAATGAGTGGCATTCATTTATGGATAGATGCTTTGTTAAGCCTATTTTAAATAATGACCCTACAAGCCTAGAAAAAGAGCAAAAGTATGTTGGTATACTAAAGTATAGCAATAGCTCGTTAAAAGCGCTTGAAATCAACCCAGGTGATGTTATAGGCTTTACTCCAAACAGCGAATGGGAGTTTATAGTAGATAATGAGCGGTTATATTGTATGAAATCTAATGATATTGTTATTAAGTATGAACGTAAAGAAAACCAAACTGAGTATAATCCAAGCTGGGCAAAAAGCAGTTGAGGAGTTAATTAAAGTAGCTAAAGAAGCTATTGTAGATTCAGAAGATGATATATCAGCAGATAGATTAAAAAATGCAGCAGCAACAAAAAAGTTGGCAATATTTGATGCATTTGAAATACTTACTAGAATAGAAAATGAAGAAAAATTATTAGAAGATAAATCTAGTAGCCAAAAAACTTTTGGAGGTTTTGCTGAAACAAGATCAAAATAATGTATAAGCAAACATTATATTCAGTTATACCCGATTATGTAAAGCCCAATATATTAAAGAAAAAAAATAAACAAAAAAGTTGGGAATACGGATATAACAAAGAGCACGACTTAGTAGTTATAAGTAAAACAGGTGAACTTGGTGAAGTATATAATATTCAAGGCTTAAAAATAGGTCTACCATTAATACATAAATGCTTTAAAAGATCAAATAAAAAAGCTGAACAATTTTGGCAAAAGTTTGACTACCCTAAAGAATTAAGTAAAATAAAAAGCGTATTTGACTGGAATAATTATCCGGACAATTTTAAAGAACAATGGTACGATTATATAGATAATGAATTTAAATATAGAGAAGAAGGTTTTGCGTTTTATAACGATGGCAATGAAACTTACATTACTGGTACTCATTACATGTACTTGCAGTGGACTAAAATTGACGTTGGGGCCGCGGAATTTAGAGAATCAAATAGATTATTCTACATTTTTTGGGAAGCGTGTAAAGCAGATACCCGGTGCTATGGAATATGCTACCTCAAAAATAGACGGTCTGGGTTTAGCTTCATGGCATCAAGCGAAACTGTTAATCAGGCGACAATGTCCAGCGACTCAAGATTTGGAATTTTATCAAAAACTGGGGCTGATGCCAAAAAAATGTTTACAGATAAAGTCGTTCCAATATCAACCAATTATCCTTTCTTCTTCAAGCCCGTTCAAGACGGTATGGATCGCCCCAAAACAGAGCTTGCTTATCGAGTGCCCGCCTCCAAACTAACTCGGCGCAAGATAGAAGTTGGCGAACAATTAGCGGATATTGATGGGCTTGATACTACAATCGACTGGAAAAATACAGGCGATAACTCATATGATGGAGAAAAGCTAAAGCTTTTAGTCCACGATGAATCTGGTAAGTGGGAAAGGCCAGATAATATAATTAATAACTGGAGAGTAACAAAAACAACGTTAAGGCTAGGAAGTAGAATAGTAGGTAAATGCATGATGGGTTCTACATCTAATGCTTTAGATAAAGGAGGTGAAAACTTCAAAAAACTATATGAAGGATCAGACGTTACAAAAAGAAACCGCAACGGACAGACTAGCTCAGGATTATATTCTTTGTTCATACCTATGGAATGGAATTACGAAGGATTCATTAATATGTTTGGATTACCTGTATTTGATACACCAGAAAAACCAGTCAGAAGTATTGACGGTACCGAAATAGAAATAGGAGTAATTGATTATTGGATAAACGAAGTTGATGGGCTAAAGAAAGACCAAGATGCTTTAAATGAATTTTATAGACAATTTCCCCGAACTACTCAGCATGCATTTAGAGATGAAACAAAACAATCTTT